AGAACAAACTCCCAGAAATCATGTGCGCGGTAATCGAGGTCGCAGCGCCTGCCAGACCCTGCACGAAGCCACCGGGGCCCATCAGCGGCACATCCACGTCCAGGTAATCATTCGCAGCGATGGACTTGCCCGACACGAAGGCATTGCCAGCAGCAGCAGCGCCAGCGAGGGGCACGGCGTAGAGGGTTGCCGTCACAGCCCCGGCGGTCGTGTTAACCAGCCGCATGCGCCCGCCGCGCAGCAGGGTTGATGCCGGAGTGGCCGGAACAGTGAAAAGCGTTGCAGCGGCCACGCCAAGCACTGTGGGCGCCATGAATTGGGAGTATGAAATGGTCATTGCAGTCGATCCTCGATTTGTTCAATCCTGCCGCGCAGGTCTGTGAAAGGTTGGCTTTGAAGTTGGGCCAGTGCGTCGTCCAGCATCAGGCGCATGGCGTTCAGGTCTGACTTGGAAAAGGCGAGCTCGTTGCGCAGCTCGTCGATCATTCCCATGGCCTCATGCGCTGTGGCATCGGTATGCGGGGTCTCAAAGAACATGGGGATGTACTGATCGAAACTGGTGTCTCCGCTCACGCCACCCGTGCGATCAAGCAGCGAGACAAAGGAGCGCAACCATTCCTGGTCAATCTCCACCGGCACGCGCTGTCCCTGCACCATGGCCCAGCCGAGCGGGATGCGGGCTTGAGGGAATGTGACGACCTTGCTCATTTGGCATCCACCGTGGCGCCATAGATGGAGAACGGCACGTCGTCACTGACCCGGATGCGGAAAACCCGGTTGTAGGCTGCACCCAGGCCAAGCCAGCGCACCTTTTGCATCCAGCGACCAATGGCGCCCATGGAGCGCAACAGCTTTGGGCCGAAGGTTTTGCCGCCGTCGTTGCTGATCTCCAGTGTGACTACGCCGCCGTACCCGGTGTTCATGGATAGCTCCAGGCCGAAGAAGCTCAGCAGGTCCATGCTGGCCTTTTTCAAGTGCGGCCATGTGCGCTCCCGGACCAGGACGCGGCCGGCCAGGTTGTTAACGCTGGCATCCAGCCGCACCAGCTTTCCGTCTGCAGTTCCTGCGAAGTGCTCGCCTGCGTAAGAGGTCACCAGCATGGAGCGCAATGGAAGCCATCCAGCATCCCATTCGCCGCGCTCGTGCCACTGCTGGACTGCCGCATCAAACACCCATGTAGTGGAAAGGCCCGGGGCATTGATGGCGACAAACTCTGCGCCCTGAATCTGGTATGTCCACATTGTTGCGGCTGACAGATCGGTGCTGCCAAGAAGGGATTCTTCGACGGCTCGGGTGCTCACGCGCTGCGGCTGGTTTCCGCTGGCCATGTAGACGATGCCTGTGCCGCGATCCGTCTTGCCGATCCAGAACAGCGTATCCGCCGCATTGATGGCAGCACGCTTTCCAACACAACCCACATCCATGGTGTAGCTGTTGTACCTGGTGAATGGGAATGCAAGCTCACCGCTGTCAATCCAGATTTCAGTGCTGAGGTCACCAAACAGCCAGAGCTGGCGGTGCATCACACGGTGCGTCACAATGTTGTCAGGTGCTGAATCTGCGCTGGAGAAGTCCAGGGCGTCCAGGCTTGTACCGTTGTCGATGGCTGAAATGTAGAACTGGTCGGTCTCAGGATCCACGAAGATGAAATAGCCGTCCATCTCGTACACATCGTCCGAGCCGCGCCAGCCGCTGGACGAAACCAGCGTCAAAGTATTGGTGCCTAAGGTAAAGACGTAGAGGCTTGGACCATCCACGATCGCCATCTGGGTTTTGTTGTCGTCCATCCCGACATAGCCGGTAGAGCTTGAGAGTGTGCCGCGTGCAGTGGCCACACCCGCCGCAGTGACCTCGTAAAAGGTCGATCCAGCGACTACAAACCAGCGGCCCTGCACATTCTTGGATGCGCGGATTTCGTGTACCAGATCAGCAATCTGTACTTCGCCAGGGCTGCTGGCCATCATCCAGTTGTCTCCGTCCAGCTTTTGCGGGTAGCAGTTGATTGCCGACTGGCAAGCCGCCTTCACCTCCGCCAAGTGGTACGAAGGTCCGACGCACTGGACGTAGGCGGCTTTGCTCATGACGGAAACAGCCGAGGCGGGAAGTACATGCGGCCAGCCTTGAAGCCAGTGTGATTGACGATGGCCGGAATGTAGTTGTTGATGTTGCTCATGGCCGCTTTCTCAGCGCGCAACATGTCCGGTGTAACGCCTCCGGAAATGGTGGGCGCCACACGCACAGTCAGGCCAGCGCCCAGGGCCGACTTGTACCCGGCCGGTGCGGTGTATTCGGTGGCCAGGTCGGCAAACTCTGTCACGGTGTTGCGGGTCTGCACCTTGATGGTCTGACCGGTTGGTACAGGCCACAGATAGACGTTGCTCATGCCATCGTGCGCCCACACAGTCGGCAAGCCTGTAACTGTCGGGTTGTAGAGCTCGTTGTACTGCTGCATGGTGATCTGTCCCATCGTCAGATTGTTTGCTGTGGCGCTCACAATCTCATCGCCAGGCTTGATGGCAGCCCAAGCGCCAGATCCGAGGGTGATGTGCCCTGTCTGTGCCGAGCTGGTCAGCACGGACTGGAACAGGAACATATTCAGGCTTGAAAGCTCATCGACCAACAAGTTCAGCTTGCGCAGTGCAAAGGCAGCATCGTCCGCGCTTAGGGGCTCACCTGGCGTGAGCTTGTTGCAGCGCTCATAAGCATCGTTGATGATTTCCAGAGCGTTCATAGCTTACTTCTTGGCGGTCTTCTCAACCGGTGCAGCAGGAGCCACATAGGCGGGCAGATAACCTGCCTCTGTAAGGGCGATGTGATCCGCCTCATCATTTGCAACAGCAAAGCCGATGGCGGGTGCGGGAAGTTTCATATCAAGGGGGTAGTCCATGGTTTCTCCAGTGGGTTAAAGATGTGAGAAAGGGGCCAGCCATTCAGCCAGCCCCTCAGGTCCAACAATTAGTTGGTGCGACGCACGCCGAAGTTCGCAAGGGTCACCGCGCCACCCCACAGGATGTCGAAGCGGCTCACGAAACGGTTGTTGGTGATGTCGAAGCCGCGCACGAATCGCAGAGACACACCACCCTCATCGGCCATGCTGGCCTGGTACGCCATATCCATACCACCCGGAATCTCCTGCTTGGGAGACACAAAGGTGAAGGCATTTTTGTGCCACACCAAGTTCTGGGTGTAGGTCGTGTTGGCTGCACCCGAGGTGATGGTGATCGCAGCCAAGTTGGCAGGGCGCGACGTCACGTTCTGGTACGCGCCACCGGCGATGATCGCGGGGCTGATGATCACAGTGGCTGCACCACCAGCATCAGACGACACCGCAGCGGTCACCAGGAACGACTGCAGCACACCGGTGCTGGCCTTGGTCTCGGGATTGACCGAGAACACGCCTGCAATGGTGAATGTGTCGCCTTGAGCCAAGCGGGCAGCTGCTGCCGCAGTCCATCCGCTGGTGGCCAGCGAAGTGGTTGCACCAAACGGGTTATCGGTCGCGCCTGCGTTGATCAAGCCTTGGTTAGCACCAGCCACCACCGGAGTTCCGCCCAGCGGACCAACGGTGTGGCTCGGCACGTTTTGCGACATTGCGAAGTCCAGGCCCATACCTGTTTTCAGTACGCCAGTTTTGTACTGGTCACCCAGCATCGCCTGGTTGTTGAACAGGGTGGACAGACCGGCCACGATGGTTGCATTCGCACCGGGCTCAATGGCAGCCATGCGCATACCGTCGCGGGGCACAGACATGCGATCCAGCGGCACCTGAGCGTTCAGAATGTCAGCAACCGATGCGGGAGGCGTTCCGGGCGTGCCGACGATCTGGTGGAAGCCGTTTTTCATCAGCGTGGCGATGCGGTAGTCCAGCAAAGCGGCCAACTTCAAACCTGCGGGCTTGAGGTAACGTTCCTGGAATGCCTTGTTGACATTGCCGTCCGAGCCCACGGAGGTGGTCAGGTCGGTGGAGCCCACAGCGAAGTCCAGACCGAGCAGAGGCTGCAGGGTCACATCCACAGTGCGCTCGGTCACATCCTGCACGGATGCGGTTTCGCCGTCACGGTGGGTGAACTGGACCGGTGCGCGAGCCTTGACGGTCGTGCCGGGTTTGTATTGACCTTGCCAGGCGTTGTCATAGTCGGTGTTGACGTTGCCCAGGAAGGCCGAGGAGTTGTGTGCAATCCGCAGGACTTCATTGGTCACTACGGTTGCGGTAATAAGTGCGTTTGCCATGATTGTTTCCAGCGCTTCTCAGCGTTAAGTGGTGAATGAAATTTAGAGCCCTTTGCGCTCTTGTTCGTTGCGCCAGCGCATCCAGGCCTTGGTATCTGTTGGGTCCGGTGCACCAGTGACTTTTCCCTGCCCACGCACAGCTTCAAGCGGGGCAGGCGCGTTCGAAACCTTCGTCTTGGGCTTTGGCGCTTGCGTGGAGAGCTTTGCTTCGAGCTTGGCAATTGCCTTGCCTGCCTGCATGGGGCCCATCTTCGCAATGCGTTCGGCTTCTTCGAGGTTGTCAGGGTCCGCGAGGTACTCGATAACCTTTGCAGGTTCATCGGCTTCGAAGATAGCTTCGATGGCAGGCTTGATGCTGCCGCTGCTGTCTGTCAGTCCGCCGACGGCATCATCCAGATCGGATGACAGCTCGTCGAATTTCTCTTGGCCCCAGGTCTTGGCAAGCGACTGAATAACGCTCTGACGGCGCTCGACTTCGAGGGCTTGATCTTTGAGGGTCGGCGCGAGCTTTTCAGCTTCAGCTTTGACCATCTCGTTGATCTGGGCCCGAGTCAGCGACAGAGGTTCGCTATCGTCTGCGGATGCTGGATTGTCTTGCTTGCCACGGCCTTGTGTCAACTGCTGGCGCAGTTGGTCGGCTTCAGCTCGTGCTTCGGCAAGTTGGCGAGTACGGCGATCGATGCCACGTTGCATGCGCTGGCGTTCTCGCTCCTCCGGAGTTTTCTCAGGCTTGGCTGCGGCTTCTTCATCATCCTTGCCTTCGCCCCCGGGGTTTTCCTCACCGGTCTTGACCTCTGTTGCCTCCACGTCAATAGTCGTTTTGGCTTCAGGGCTTGCCGCGTTTGCTGGGTTGGCAATGCTCAGTTCTTCAGTGGTCACGTTGGACACTCCATTCAAACCCTCCCCTCAAAGTCACCAGGGGTTCAGGTGCGGCGCTTCGCAGCGGACGCTAAATGCCGGGTGAACGGCGGTTACATCATCAGCATCAGGTCGTCGTCCTGCTGCCTACGTTTTGCACGGGTGGCGCGTTGAATGCGCTCCTCCACATCGATCTGGTTGACTTGATTTATTTGGGCTGCGGCCTGCTTACCGACGAGCTGGGCCAAGCTGATCGTTCCGCTGCGGCGTGGCTTTGCCAATTCGGTTATCACCACGGCCTCATCGAGCTTGCGCTGCTCTTCCTCGTAGCGCTTGCGCATGCGCTGGACGTTGCCGGTGATGACCTGGATCAGTCGATCAGGCGGGCCGATCTGCTGGACGCTGACGGATACGTCATCGAGCGCAATGCTGATGGTTTGGTCTTGCGTCGTTGGACCCAGTGACTGGCTGACCGACACCACAACGTCATCCAGGCTGAAAGCCAGCGCTTGGGGATGGGTTGCAGTCTGAGCCGCGGCGATGGAGACTCCATCCAGCACAGCAGTAACGGACTGCGGGTGCTGCAAATTCTGTGCGCTGGCGCTTGTTGCATCGTCCAGCGTGAAGGCAATGGACTGGCTCCACGATCCTCCTGCAGATCCGGTATTGGTCTGGCTTGCAGCAACCACCACATCATCGAGCGTGAACGCGACCGACTGTGGGTGCTGTGCTGTCTGCGCCGCTGCTGCTGTCAGGTCGCCCAGGGTGAAGGCTACGGACTGGCCGTGCTGTGCCGCCTGTGCAACGCTGACCGCAATGGTGTCCAGCGTGATCGCTGCGGATTGCGCATGCTGGAGCGTCTGGGCTGAGGCGATTGCAATGCCGTCAAGGGTGAATGCGATGGTCTGGCTGTACGTTGCAGGCCCGCCTCCGCCAGCAGTCCAGGTCGTGAGCCCTAGAACCCCATCAACAGGCTGCGCTGTGGCGCTGGCACCAGCCGCAAACTGGCTGTGTGCTAAACCATCCTGCAGGACAAACGTCCCTGCCGTGGCCGGTGTGGCAAACGCATCATTGGCAATTACGCCATCAATGAGTTGCCAGGTCATTTAGTTGAACTCAAACCAGGCGCCGTTGATCAGAATCTTGCGGTTGCCAGTCGTAACGGCAAATGTTGACCAAACCACAATGCCCTCACCCGGAAGCAGTATCAATTCATCGTCTTCATCGCGTGGGTTCCACTCGTCGGTCTGCGCAGACCAATGCCCACCGCCACCTGTCACCAGGTCCATGGTCATGCCGATCATCGAAAAGATCGCCGCCACGTTGGTGACAGTCAGGCCAGTCGAAGCAAGGGCCAGCAATCCCTGTGCAGTGGCATCAGCAGTTTTTCGTTTCGCTGGCGTAGTGACAGCAGCCGATAGCGTTCCGGTGAAGCTGATGCGGTTGATTTGGATCAGCGGTGCGATCAGGTCTACGGCAAGTGTGGTACTGAAATTGTGCTTCATGGTCACCCGGTCTACCGCCATCTTGATGGTGCTCGATAGCGGGTTGATCAAGAACATGAAGCCGGTGGTAGTGCCAGTGTGCACAGCGGCTGGAATGGCCTGTGCAGCCAGGGTGAACTTGTACTGCCCGGTTACGTCACGTTCGGACGATTGAATGAAGAAATATTCCTCCACTGTATTGGCACCGACAACACTCCGTTTGGTACGAATACTTTTGCCGGTGTTCCCTGTATCGAGAGGCAGGACGACGACTGAATCGGTCTTGGCGGCCATTTATGGATTCCCCTCTGTGATTGTCATGCTGGAAGTCGTAACTACATCGCTGACTGCAATCGTGGTATTCGTGATGATTACGTTCGTTGCGGCCGTCCCAACGGTCAATCCCTCCATGACCATCGTCACACCGTCATTTTTGTACAGCCTGGCAATGGCCGCCGTACCTGCGCCGGTAGCCGTGGCGCTCCCGATCGCGTTAGCAGTCAGCACACCTGCAGCAGCAGCTGGGGCCAGCGTGGCCGAACAAAGCGACTCGTACAGCAATGCGCCATAAGCTGCGGTGTAAACCCGCAACTTGGCATTGGCACCTGCGAAGGCGGTGATCTGGTCTGCGCGGTTGTTGCGCAGCGTTGCGGCTAACGTGATGGCCATGGGTTACTCCTGCGTGTCATCCGAGCCCTGCTCGATGACGTGGGTGATGTTTCCGTGCTTGTCTCGCACCGGTATCTTGGTTCTGGGCTTGCCAAGAGAGTGTGCAAGCTGCGCGATTGAGTCAGCCATAGCCCCATGGTTTTGCGCCTGCATGCCGATGGCTTGCACCATGGCTGCCACGTCCGGAGAAGGCCCTGCGGGTTGTGCTGGACTTGGGTTCTGTAATTCCTGCGGCTCCGGTGCTTCGCCTTCTGCCTGCTCATGACCGGGGGAACCGTCAGGGCCCGGGCCTTCAATGGGCTCCACTTCACCCTGCTCTGGAAGAGCTGCGCCCTGCCCCATCTGCTCACCAGGCAGCGGATCGGGATGGCTCAGCATCTGCTCGATCAGGTCGCGCGTCACGGCTTGGATCTGATCCACGTTCGCGCCGGTGATCTTCAGTCGATTGGTCTCGGCGTCATATGCCTTGATGTCGAGCTCGCGTTCTTTGACCTCGGCCATGCGCTTGGAGTCGGCCACGGCTGCAATGGCCTGGTCTGCATCTTCTTGGGCATCCTTGGCGTGCTGAATGGCTTCCTGCAAGGCCTGCTGTGTCTGCTCCAGCATTTGCTGCATTTCCTGCATCTGCTGGGCCAGCTTGGCGGGGTCCGGACCTTCATCTTGTCCCTCGGGCTGGATGATTGCCTTCACCGGAGGCGGGGCCATTGCGGCCATAGCCTGGGCGAACTTGTCAGATCCGGGGAAGTCCAGCGTCTGTGCCCAGAACGGGGCCACGGTGGGAGCCAGCTCCGGATTGCCACGCATGATCTCGCCAAAGGCTGCATTGGTCTGGCTGCGCTGGGTGCTGTAGCTGGCGCCGACCACCACCCGCACGCCGTACTTGCCGACATTGGGATTGATCGACACGCCACCACCTGGAAGACGCTCAAAGCTTGTCTCTTGCTCCGGGTTCACATCGATCTTGCCGGCAGATCCGTCCACGCCGATGATTGGCTGCTCTCGCTGGGTGTCGGTCAGCTTGGCATCCATCTGCATCACGATCTTGCCAACCTGCCCTAGGCTGGCAGACAGGTGGGATGGGAAATGCGCGGTGCTGGCCTCGCCCTGCTGCTTGCGGGACTCGATGGCAACGCCGCTGGATTCGTTGCTGGGTGCACCAAGGTTGGCCTGGTACATGCCGATACTCGCTTGAATGTCGCGCAATGCGCTCTCTGCGCCGCCCACGTGGTCCACCAGTGATGAACCAATCTTGATCAGCGATGGCGCAGAGATGGGGCCATCTTCATCCTGGTCGTTGTAGGGCATGTACGCCCTGCGCTCGACCATGTTTTTGTCCCATATGCGCTCGACCCCAGACAATGCACGCTTGGATGCCAGCAACTGCGCACCGGGCATCATCAATTCCGACTTGTGATAGTTGTAGGCCTGCTGGGCAGTGCGCGCACGCCGTGGGATTCCGCAATAGGTCATGCGGCCATCGGTGAACCCGACATAGCCATAGACCGGCACGATGCCGATTGAGTCTGCCGGGTAGATCGACTCTTCCAAGATGTCTGCGCCTGACATGCGTGACCACTTCACGCAGTCGTACTTGTCGGTGTAGTTGCGGATGAATTGCAACTGCGCACCGGCTGCCATGCATGCCTCGTGGTATTCCTCTTCACCATCGGATACCTCTTGTCCAGCTTGGTCAAAATACACGATCACATTGCGCGTCTTGGCTTCTTTCCCCCAGTGCTCAGCCAACAGTACCGACTTTCGGTTGTTGTCACGGCGTGAATATTCAGGGTCGCCAAAGTCTGCAGAATCCTTGCCTTTCCACTTGGACTGAAACATGGCAATCGACATGCTGGTCAGCACAAAACCAAAATCAGCGTCACTGCCGTCTGTCTCTGTGCTCCATGGATCAAACACCACCTTGAGTGGGTCGGGCTCACTGCCAATGCGCGGTTCCTGCCAGCCCAGTGCACGGTCCACATAGACCGGTCGAACGGTCAGGTAGCCGACACCCGTGCGTGATGCGCTGGTGAGTGCCCTGGCGTAGTGCTGCATGGCGCAAGATGCGTGCTCGATGTGGCGAAAGCGTCCGTCGATCTGCTCGGCCGCCTTCTTGTCGGCGCCACCACCGACAGGGATTGCGTGGATTGCCGGAGGTTGCTTTTCCACCTGGCCAGCAACATTTGAGACGTACTGGCCGGTTTGGTCCAGCACCAAACATGGACGGCGACCACCTGGGTCACCTTCACGCTGGATCTTGATTGCCGCATCCCACTGCTGTGGGTCTGAAGGGTCGGAGAATTTCAGATCTTCTTCAACTTGAAGGCGCTGGTCCCTCGTAGCTGATAACGATTCCTGGTAGAGCTTCTGAGCGTCCTTGAGAACGTCAGACATGGCAAGGCGTATTAGACATCCGGACGTTTCCCAACGGTGCGAAGATGCAGGATTATGAATCAAATGCTTTGAACGATCAAATTCACATGATTCAGAAGTATTGATTGAAGCTGATCGGATGGCTAGATCACGGCGCCTCTAGCTGCGCTGCTTTCGTAGTCGTAGCCACCCTGCTTCTTGCGGCCAATGGTGTCAGCTCCTCTGCCCAGCATACCCAGGGTATCAACACCATCATCGGGAGACCCAGCCGGGAATACCAGGCACTGCCGCTGCAGTTCAGCCACCCAAGCAGCGCGCGGCCAAAGCAAGCGGCCCATGCCGGCCGTTGCGATGATGGATTGCGCCTTGGTGGGCTTGTCGCCAATGTGGGGAAGCCATTCGATCATGCACATCGCCTCACGGTCGATCATGCGTTGGCGAATGCGCCCCTCGGTTGCCCTGCGTATTGGGCCAGTTTCGCCAAACCACTTGATCGGCTTCCAGCGGATGATCATGTCCAGCTTCCTTTCGATCCATTCCTCTGGTCCAGTCTGGCCGCGCCACCAATCGAGCAGGTATAGGGTGCCGTCCGGCGCAATGCCGCACACACCATGCTCTGTCCAGTCTCCACCCTCAGGGGTTACCGCATAGTCGCTGGCGCCAATGATGCGCATGCCATCAGGAGCCCTTTCATAGGTGGCCATATCCGCCTTACGGAACAAGATGCCATCGTCAGGGGCTGGGCGCTGCTGGTACAGACTTGACCAGGTGCGACGGTTGAGGCGGAATTGAGTCCAGTGCTTGGTATCAAACCATTCTGTCCACAGCATCTGGCCAACCTCGCGGCCAAGCGGATCGCTCTTGGTCTGGGCCTCGGCCTGCAGGCACAGTACGCGCCAGGTGTTGCCATCACGGCAAACAATGTCACCCGACTCACCGGCCCAGTCTGCCGGGAGGATGCGCCCACATAGATCATCTTCATGCCAACGCGTGTTGATGATCACGACCCATCCGCCAGGAATCAGACGGGTGAGCAAGTCGTCTTCGTATGCCTCAAAGGTCCTTTTTCGAACGGTCTCGCTGTCGGCCTGCTCGCGCCCCTTGATCGGGTCATCGATGATGATGCCGTGGGCACGGTTACCGGTGACGCCGCCCATGATGCCGCAGGCAATGTATTCGCTGCCATTGGTCAGGCCGAACTCATCGGCTGCGCGCGACTCCGGATCAATGGTGCAGTCCAGAATGCTGGTGGTCTCTTTGGAGCGCAACAACTGGCGGGTGCGGCGTCCATGTCGACGTGCCAGGTCGTCACCGTAGCTGGCCAGGATCACGCGGCGATCTTCCTGGGTGCCGAGATACCAGGTCGGCGCGACGACACTCGCATAGGTGCTCTTCGCAGATCCAGGCGGTGCCATGATCATCAGGCGGCCGTGCGGGGTTTCCATGCATCGCTGCATCTCTCGCAAGATCAGCTTGTGATGCTCGGCCTGCTTGGTCTCGATCAGCGGAATCTTGGCATCGATGTCCTCTTCCTCGGTGGGCGAGCCTGGGACTGGAACGCGCGCGGCGAATGCCTCAAGACTCTTGCGGCAGGCCCGGCGCACCATCAGAACGGAATGAGCTTGTTCAGGATTTAGCATGATGCCCCATTGAAATTTCCAACAGCTCATCGTCTGAATAGTCGGCAGCGCGCTTCTTGACAGTCACATCAGCGGACACCATAACTTTGTCGGTAAACATGCCAAGATGCCTTGCGACGCTATCCAGTGCACCCTTCTTGTCCGCAAACTTCACCTTCTTTGTGGTGACTGTTTGTTGTGACTCTTTGTCGTAGCTGTCGGTCACATCCACGCCAACGAGCGCAGCCGCCACATCTGCATCCAGCAAGTGAACAGGCTTCAATACGCCTGAATCATCATAAAAGCGACGTGGGTCAAGGAATGCTAACTTTGCGTACTCAGCAAGAACACGATCTTGAGTTATCTCAGTTCGGCGCTCTCTAGCCTTCATACGCAATGCGATTTCCATAGAAACGTGAGTTTTCGTGAGTAGCTGCGGGCCAATCCATTCAGCGGTTTTCTTGCTGTAGCCTGCTCGAATAGCAGCCTGAGTCGCATTCAGATCGATAAGATATTCATCAGCAAACACCTTTTGCCGTGCTGTTAGTTGCTTCATTTGTCACCATCCTTTATCCAGGCGCGAGCCCGAGCGGTTGCACTATCTTGCGGGCTCAGTGCGGTTAGATGCCATTTCTTGCACAGAGGGCATTTGTACGGCGTTTGATCTTTACGGTCGTCCTTTTTTACATTGCGCTTTGCGAAATCACGAGCATCGTTCTTCGTGTCGTGAATCTTCTTATCGAAGCACATGCGGTGGGCAGACTCCAAAGCTATGTGAATTCCAAGATGGTCCATTCCATGTCTCATTTCTTTTCCCTCATAGCCCGTTGATGTTGACCAGCTGAACGGTTGATCCATTCTTTGAGGCGCTTCATTGCTGCAATTGCCATTAGTTCGGGTGTCATTGCTTGGCCTCCAGTTCTTTCAGCTTGGCTCGGTACTTGGCCTTGATCACCTTAAGTTCGTCGACTGACCACTTGTGCACCTGGTTGTTTGCTTCTAGTGCTTCAACGCGCTGCAGGCCGATCCTTGCTATCAGGCCGATGCGGTAATCGACTGCCCTGCCGGCGCCGTGTCGGTTGCATACCTTTCTCTGCCCGTGAGCGTTGTCTTCGTCAAAACGGAGGTGACTGGCGCTACCAGTACTGCGGTAGTGCCCACAGTCGTAACCGCCGCCAACTGCTTCTTTGATGAGAGGTTGTCCACAGCAGATACACGGAAATGAACTATCTCTTGCACGTACATAAGCGTTGAATGCAAACTGGGCCTCCTTGATTAAGTCGGGGATTCGTTTCAGCGCGGCTTTGCGTGCCTTGTCGCGCTCAACAATTTCCTTTTTCTGTGCACGTACCAAGCGACTTGCACAAACCGGCGAGCAAACCGATTGCAGAGGACGCATGGGGACAAAACACCCGCCACAATGCTTGCACTCCTTCTGGTGGACGGTCATGGCCTGTACCCCATCCAATCTGTAGTGCTGAACTCCACGCCAAGCTCGGTTGCGCCATAGGCAAGAACCTGCTCAATGAAGGCGCTCATCTTCTTGACGCTCAGGCCCTTGGTGGTGCCGATGGTGGTGGAAATTACCGGACGCTTCTTGCCAGCCACATGCGATTTGGTTTTCTTGCGCGGCAGGTACATGCGCTTGAACAATTCATGCCATGCGTCCGAGGTGTACCGAACGCCGTCAATCTTTGCCTGGTGCGCAATCTCGTGATAGACCACGCCCCACAGGAATTTGCCCTGCTGGACGGTCTTTGCATCTTCCTCTGGCTCGACGGTCACGGTCAGCCGCTCGATGCCATTGGCCCACATGGATTTACAAAATGGGGCAATCTGATGGCTGATGCAGGCTTTTGCCTGATCGGGGTTGATGAAATAGGTTTGAAGGGCGTATTCACTCATTTCAGTAACTCCTCACGCCAGATCACACGCATATATGCCTTGATACGTAGGCCGGAGCCCTTGCCATAAATGCGTTCAGAAACCTTCAATGCCATCTCAAGCCATTCCTTGTTTTTGAAGTTTTGAGCCAAAACCCTTGCTTCTGCCATTTCTAAAATCTCCCTATCAGTCATTACTTACTTGGTATGTATTGGTTGATTGCCTTGAGCTGGACGGACCTAGCCCCCTTAGGGATAAGTCCTTCACATGTCTTGCCTCTCGCAGTTACATGACCCGGTAGCCGCTTCGTTCACAGGTGCTGCCTTCGCCGCCTGCCGGGGTGTTTCAGAACTTCCTCACAGTCCCCCGCTCTTCCCTTGCCGCTGCCGTTGGTGCCCGATCAGCAAGGTGCTTGGTTCAATTCCGCTAGCTCATACGGACCTTCATGAGTAATTGCGCTGCCGTCATCAATCCGGCTCGTGCATGGAGGTCGTTAAAGTCCTCTCCCAATACGGGTGACATGCAATAAGGCAGATTGGTTTTTTCAGCAGCGCGTTGACCGGCGCCAGATTTATCGTTGTCCGCGCATACGAATGCACGGCCTTTGACCATTGATGCGATGTGCACCATGTTTGAATCCGAGAAACAGATGAGTACAGCGGCGTTCAACCGCATCAGGCGGGCCGCAAGATCAATAGATAGGCCAGTTGCATACCCTTCGCATAAAAACGTCTCCATGGCCGTTTTTGGCCCTAAGCGCAAGGAGCAGGCCTTAGCTCTCATGCCTGGAAGCATCTTCTTTTCGTAGATGCGATCTTCCGGTAGCCAGCGCACAACTTGGACGCCCTGCAAAGCGTTGTCCTGAAAATTCCGCATCGGGATCAGCAACTCGTTTTGTACGGTTACCAGGCCAAGCGAATCCTTCAATCCTTTGTATTGCAGGTAGTCGTGATTTTTTAGTTCAATGTCTCGGAGCATCAGGCCAGCCTGCATTGCAGCGCGGCCCCAACCTTCTGCCTGGCGCTGTTGTGCGGCCTGCTTACGCTGCACCCATGCCTTGCGGTCTGCATCAGTCCATGACTTTGCATCAGGGTTATCGAACCAGTGAAGCTCGCCGCCTTGCGCCCAGTCACTAACCCATCCTTTAAACCCATCCCAAAAGAAGGCTCCATTTTTCGAGCGAGGCTTATCGACTGTTGCGCAGCGCTGCACTTTGTCAGCGGGGTGGAGATATGAAATCTCAAGCCCATGGGATATTGCGAAAGCGTGAAAGCTCATGCGACCGCCTTTTGAGCAATCTTGTACTGCGCATTTTTGGCAGCAATACGATTTAGGAAGTTCCGCGACATCGGGACATTAGGCGTATCACTCAAACCCCATTCCTTTGGGGGCTCAATGCCTGCCATATCAAGAAATATGTACTTAGCCCGTGCCCGCTGCTTTTCTGGCTGGCTGTGAGCGCGGGCATAGGTACAGGCCTGTTCCCAAAGGTGACGCTGGTCATCAGCAACCTTCTTTTTCCCCATGGTTATTTCCACCATTTCACCTGGAAGAGCTTCAACCAGAGAAAGGGATTGCTTTTCATACCCGCAAGCCATGCAGCGCTTATGGAAAGGCGAATACCCACAAGATGGACAACCCTTTTTCATATCCATCTTGTCATCTTGGCGGATAGTCTTATCGAGCTTTTCACCCATATCAAGGCTCTGCAGACCATTAAAGTAAATGTCTGTGTAGTCCTCAAGGAAGCGATGAATATTCCCCGAGTGATCCAATAGCAGGCAGTCCTTTTTTCCTGTATCTGGAGAGCTACGAAGTCCGCGGCCCCACATCTGAATCGCGGTAGAAAGCGATTTGCGCAGCGGCCGGCAGTCCACGACACAACCAACGTCAGGCACATCAAAGCCCTTTGCAAGTGCCTCAACCGAGACCAGAACACGCAAAGCAGAGTCATGCTTTTTGTATTCCTTGAGTAAGAAATCACGTTCTATCTGGCTGGTTTTTGAGGTAAACACAGCAGCCATAACGCCAATTTCATTGAACTGACGGCATAACTCTTCGCAGTGCTTTATGGTTGATCCAAAAACGATCGTCTTACGGTTTTGACCATGTTTTACCCACTCCGTCACCACATCACCAATAATCTGCATGCCCCGCTCTTCTGCCGCGCGATCAGTCCATTCGCCCCCTGCAATTGCAGCACCATCCATGTTTGCAACAGTGCAGGACATAACTCGCATGGGCACCAAAACGCCAGACTCAGTGAGCTCATGCATGGTGGTGGCGTTAATCAGGTTAGTGAACAACTTGCCAAGCCCAACACTGAATGGAGTAGCAGAAACGCCAACGACCCGAGCCCGGCATGTCAGGATGTACTCCACCCAAGCGGCCATTTGCGTGTGAGCTTCATCAATCACAATCACATCGGCATCTGGCCAGTCCCGGCGTGCAATGGTCTGGGCGCTGCAGATTTGAAATGGAAGGGAAGAATTGGCCCGCCAGTGGCTGGCCTGCAGAATCCCATGTGAGACCAGGCCGTATTTGTCTGCAGCTTCACTCGTCTGATTTATCAGCGTTGTGCGATCGCAGACAAATGCGGCCTTCTTCCCTTTTGCAAGCGCTTCATAAATTATGCGTAGCCCGAGATATGTCTTGCCCGCCCCAGTAGGGGCCATAACCATTTGGTTTTTATGACCCTGAGCCACGCCAGCCCGTAGAGCTTGGTGGGCAGACTCCTGGAATGGTCGAGGGGTTGGGAACGACATGCTCCCATAGTTCGCCTCATCTGAAAATAGGTCCTTCATGCTGGCTGCTCCAGTTTTTTGACCTTGTTCTGCAAGCTTTTGATGGTCTTTATTTGATGCATTGACTGGTTCTGCAACCCAACAATCCGCGCATTCAAGCGCTCCACCTGGATCAATGCTTGTTCATATTTGGCAGTCATATCCGCCAAAGGCTCATCACTTGCCAGCAGCAAGCGCATAGACATCTGCTCGGCTTTTTCAGCGGCGGCTACAGAATCAAATTCGGCTTTGTCTGGGGCCCCTTCTTCGTCCAACTTGATGGGCTTTTCTCTAGTGGCCGCAATGGGGTTGTCTTTGGGCTTTGCATCCACTGCCGCAATTGCTTTTGCAATGGTTATGTTCCCCAGACGAACCTGCTCGAACTGCTTTTCAGGAAGTGCCGCCAACTTCTGAGCGACGGCAGATTCCTTTTTTGACAGGCCAAGTTCTTCAAGTGTTGGAACTGAAATTCTCCGTGGTTCCATTTTGTTACCACGGAGAATTTCCCCTTTTGCCTTGGGTGTCGTCATCAGGATTTCACCCAGCTTGCGGGTGGCATCTACCTTGACAGACAAAGCGCGTCCGATTGCCTCATCACTCAAGTGGTGACGCTTGGAGTAAATCTCTGCGGCATGGGCCACATCAATCAGAGTCTTGGTTTGTCCGATAGTCACTGCCTCAGCCAGGGCTTGGCTGGCACGAGTCATGCTGACGATGACTGAATCAGATTCAATGATGGATAGTTTGCTCATAGTCCTATGGCGCGTTGGATTGCGGTAAAGGTTTCGTACTCGGCTTCCAGGCTGTTGCCGATGGAAATTGCTTTGCGCTTGTGCAGTTGCATGGCAGCGCAGATCGAGTCGATTTCTTGCGGGTTTAGGGTTGTCACCATTGACGATCCATCCTCCTGAGTTATCAGCAGAATTCCGCCAAGCCTGCTAGCTACGACTCCAACCTTGCGTGCTAGGTGATCCACCAGAAGCAGCCCCTCATCACGCAAGCCATCGAAATATTCATCGTCAATGTGCTGATTCATCTCGGGGCCTTTTGGGAATTGGTCAGGCCGCCACTCAATGAGCGCTCCTGGTTGATACGAGTCGCTGCTTTTCTAGATACGCGGGTGGGCGGGATGTAAATCGCCGGACCGGTGGCCGTGAATGCGTTGTGTGCGACATCCAACCGACAAACCGGTTGCGCACCGACGACACTGCTATTGGTGGGGAATGTCTTGCTCATATAGGTCTGTGCGGTTCCGCACATTGAGAGCTAGAACAAGTAGGCGTGTTGTCGGCCTCACCTCGCCCTTGGTTTGACATCACACTGCGACGATCATTGGCAACATGATCCAAGTACGTTGCACCAGTGAACACCAGGTAGATCGCATCACGCACCAGGTCGGATGGATTGCACTTGGCCAGGCGCGCCTTGTCGGCAAGCAGCTCATGCATCGACTCGGTAAGAGTCGTCTTGGCTTCCTCGGTCAACTTGCCGACGTGGTAGGCCATTTATGCGGCCTGCACTGCTGGCTGAGGGATAGCCAATTCACCACGATCAACTGCTGCAAAGAAGTCCAGGAGCGGCTGGATCGTTTGAACGCCAGGGTTCTCGCGGTCGGAATATGCAATCTTCCTTGGAAGGGTCTTGGCTACTCCGCATTCAGTAGCTATCAACTCCCAACTGGATGGGCCTGCGTCTTGGAGCTTGCGCTTCAGATAGTCAATGATTGGTTCCATTGGCTCATTTTAATCCCAGATTTGGGAACTGCACAAGCCCATAGATGGGATTCCGCATCTGGCAGACTAATTTAATGTCTATACGCGATGTTTTGGCTGGGAATTTCAAGAAGCTGAAGGATGCGACTCCTGCGCTTGGAACGCCTGCCCTGCTCGTTGCAAGAGGTGTTCTGTCAAACGGAACACTTGGCCGGATTGCCAACAGTGAAGTAAATCTGGGAATTGATCATCTGGAGCCTCTTGCAAATGCTTATGGCGTTGAGCCTTGGCAACTCTTAGATCCTGATTTTTATCCTCCCAATGAAGATTCAGGTTCATTTTTCCAATTGTTCGACAGTGCCGAGAACTTGAACGGTGACTTGGCAAGGGCAACGATAGAGGCTGATGACAATGTGTCTCAACAGCGATCCTGGCACAAGGAAATTTACGAGCACTACCGCGCCAAGTCGCCGCCGGAGGCCAAAGAAGCCCCACCAAGCGTTAACGCAAGAATTCGCCCTGCCCTAACTACTGCAAGCCATTTATTCGAGCTGAGCAAGCTATTGGGACAGTTGGATGACGACAACAAGGCGGTGGCCGCCGTGATCTTGTCGAACTGGGCGAAGAAGCCCGAGAGCTATTCAGCGGTCGCAGCGCATCTAGATCTGATGGTGAATGCGGGAAACACCAGCGCAGAGACAGGCCGTCGGCAAGAATTTATCAGTTCGGGAAAGCAAGGGTAATCACCCAAAAGAGTGAAAGAACAGAATTTGCAGTTTTACAACAGGGGGAAATATGAAGAAATTAGTAGCAGTACTTGCTGCATTAGTCGCCTCATCAAGCATGGCAATAACCGGGAATCAGGCAGTTCAAACGTTTATTGGCACCGAGCATCGTGAGACGATGCTGATGATTTATTCAATGGCATTTATGGATCAAGAAGTAGTTGTACGGATCAATGCAAAGGCGGCAATTCTTGCAGGGAAAGATTTTGTCTCTCCGTTTTGCGCTCCTGAAGGAGCTAATTCTGCACAGCTTGCATCAATTATTAGCAATGAGCTAAGAAGCCACCCTGAAAACAACCACCAGGTATTTGCATTTATTGCACGCCAAGCAGCTACAAAAGCATGGCCATGCACAGAAGACCAGGTCGCGAACTTTCCATCAAAGTAACCGCCGCACGCGACCCGTGGGAATCTCAGGAGGTGCGGAAGATGGTGATCTGTGAGATACTGAAATTGTGACGAACCTACTTGCAGCCCTTCCGACCATGTTTGCATCACGCAGGCCGTCTTATCGCCTGCCGCAGACAGGGCAACCCCTGACAAAGCCAAAAAGCGCATCAGCCATGGCCAACTCCGCCATGGAAAGCACCATTCGGCAGTTCAACCAGGCATACGTACAAGTAGTGACACATGGCGAAAAGCAAACCAACACAGAACGCCCCCTATAAGGGACAGCAAACGCAGGTTGGGTCGGTGGTGTCTCACCAGCAACCAAGTCACTCTCAGGTCTTCACACAGACACAGCAAGTCACAACGATTTTTGATCCTGACGTATTGCGTAAGTACTCTGAGATGGTCCCCAATGCTCCTGAGCGTGTGCTGGTGGTCTTCGAGAAAAACTCCGACACTGAACGTGCATTGCAAGAGGCCTTGATTGCACAGCAAAAAGCCGCTTCTGATATGCAAGCGAATGCCATGAACTACCAGGCGGCTGACAACAAGCGCCGCGACTGGATGGCATTCGGAATCATCATCGCCGGACTGATCGCATCAGGCGTTTTCGCCTACCTCAAGACCGAATGGCTATCTGGCGTCACCCTGGTAGCAATCATCGGCTACGCCGTGGCTGGATACTTGCAAAAGCAGAAGAAGCCGGACCAGTAGCGAACTAACCACCCTCACCCACAAGCCGCCCACCGAAGCGGCTTTTTTACGTCCTGAACACACTCAGGGTTAGCACCTAGGAAATATTTTAGTTTCAAGCCCACATTTGGGCTTGTTAAATCCCGTATCTGGGATTACACTTGCCCCATCGCAACAAACAGCGCAAGGGGAACTAGATGGAAAAGACAGAAGCACAACGCGCCACTGATTTCGCGGCATACATGAAAGCCGGGAAAATTTACTTCGTTGCAGGCGTTGCCTACCGCAGCCAGCCTGAAAAGCATCCGCAGTTAACAGAAGCACAGCGTATCGCAGTGTTTTCGTCTGAGCTTGCCGATAACAAGATTTTTGCCAAGTTGCAGGTAGCAGCATGAGCTACACCGCTAACCCGCACAGAGATGCTGAAAGCTACTGGGATCGTCAATACGAAGAAGCAGAGCACCTAGAGGCTGAACAGCTTAAGGCGGGTAACGAAATCCGCGAATGTTTCCAAGCCTTCAAGCCAGTGCCTTATGTACAAACAAATGGGTTCGGCGGATCGGCAAAAGTGCGTTACATGCCTTTCATTGAGGCCATGAATGACACGATTGGAGACGAAAGAATCGGCGCAATGCTGATTAACGTATTCAAAACAAGCGAGTGCCCAAAGGTTAAAGCACTGCTTTCCGCAATGGCTGAAGTGCACGTCCAATCGTGGGCTGACGAAGTAGGCGGTGCAGCATGACCGATCAAGAACGTGACGCCCTGCGGTACATCTACATCCGCGAGTACCTCTACCTGCGCTCAGGTGAGTTCGACGCAGACATCATCAAATTGTTCTCCATGCAGTCAAAGGAATTTGACGCAGAAATTGACAAGCAGATGGATATCTGCCCCAAGGGCCAGTGGAAGAAAAAAGTATTCCACCAGTGCGATGAAGAAGGTGCACGCCAACAGTACGCATCACGCATGGAGGATGTATGACCGAAAAAATGAAAGACATGACAGGCATGCGCTTTCATAGACTGCTAGTCATCGACTGCGCTGGCAAACCAAACGGACGATCTTATGCATGGAATGTCGTATGCAATTGCGGAAAGTCGTTTTCTACTATGGGCAGCAATCTGCGCAGTGGGGCGGCAAAAAGCTGCGGATGTCTGCAACGGGAAAAGGCCCGAGCAGCTGGGGATAGAACTCGCACTCACGGCATGACGAACACATCGATCTATTCGATTTGGGATTCTATGCACCAGCGCTGCAGTAACCCGAACCGCAAAGATTTCCGCAAATACGGCGGCCGGGGAATCAATGTCTGTGATGCCTGGAAAAGCTTTGGGCAGTTTCTTGCCGACATGGGCCCACGCCCAACTGGAATGTCACTGGACCGTATCAACAACGACCTTGGATATTCGCCAGAAAACTGCCGTTGGGCTACTGCCAAACAACAAGCACGAAATCAAAGAACAAACCGGCTTATCACCTATTTGGGAGAGACGCTTTGCTTATCTGAGTGGGCAGAAAAGTTATCAATCAGCCAAATCACATTGCAAACGCGAATTACTAAATACAAGTGGTCTGTGGAGCGCGCATTAACCCAACCGGTACAGAAGCACCATGCCAAATAAAAAAGAATGCTGTAACTCAATGTGTGAGCAAGGTCGTACTTGTTCCGTTCGCACCAACTCCTACAAGGCCGCGTTCGACGAGTTTGGCCAGGAACGTAGCCCACCACCTTGGACCATCCCCGATCTGTTGATGGTCACCTTCTTCATCTTGACCCTTATCGGCCTCATGACTGGAGTTTTCCAATGAGCGAATGGCTTGATTTCCTCTACTGCATCGGATGCGAGTTCGACTTGACCGAAGACGACATTCGCAATCTTTGCCGAGCTTTCGGAATCGATTTTGAAGCCCTTCAAAAGCACACCGGCCCATCCACACACACAAACACATAGGAACACACCATGAGCGCAGCAACACTTATTCTGGGAAACAGCGGATCAGGAAAATCTACCGCTCTTCGCAATCTTGACCCTTCCAAAACACTGCTTATCCAGTGCATTAAGAAGCCCCTGCCATTCCGTGCAGCCGGATGGAAAACTCGCCTTAGCTTGAAGTCTGAGGGAAATGTTATCCAGGCAGACGAACCGGCCTTGATCGAAAAGTTACTTCGCACTTCCCCGCATGAGATTGTGATCATCGATGACTACCAGGCAGTCATGGTCAACGAGCTGATGAATCGCAGCAGTGAAACAGGGTTTGCGAAGTTCACAGACATTGGCAAAAACGCCTGGAACATCTTTCGTGCAGCCGGTGACCTTGCAGAGCATCGCCGGGTCTACATCATGGCCCACACGACTACGGATGAATTCGGCAACGTGCGCATGAAGACCGTGGGAAAGCTAGTTGACCAGCACATCGTGCCCGAGGGTTTTTTCACCGTTGTCCTGCGCACCGAAGTGATCAACAGCAACTACACGTTTCGCACACAGACCAACGGGCAGGACTGCTGCAAGTCGCCTATCGACATGTTCATAGACCAACACATCCCGAATGACCTCAAGGTTGTTGATGACGCGATCTGTGACTTCTACCAAATTTCAACCACCGCTTAACCAAAGGAAAAGCACCATGTATCAGCTCGACACACAAGAGGCACGAAAGGCCGATTCAACCGGAGGGATGATTTCCGAGATTGGGAAATACATCGGCACATTCACCCAGGCCGTGGATGTGACTGCCAGAACTGGAACCAAGGGTGTTGCCCTGAACTTCCAATCTAACGCAGGCCAGAAGGCTCGCCTGTCGATCTACACCATGAAGACTGATGGCGAGAAGCTGATGGGCTACCAGGCACTGATGGCAATCATGACCTGCTTGAAGCTGCGCCAGATCGTGGACAAAGAAGGCGTAGCCATGAAATGGGACAACGACAGCAAGAGTGAAGTGTCCGTTCAGGCTGTCATCTTCCCAGAACTCTGCAACAAGCCGATCGGCGTCCTACTGGAGACTGAGGACTACATCAAGAACGATGGCGGTACCGGTACCCGCATGGTTCTGCGCGGAATCTTCCAGGCAGAAACAGAGCTAACTGCCACAGAAATATTGGACAAGAAGACCAAGCCGGAGCAACTGGAAAAGATGGTCATCAGCCTACGTCACCGTCCAGTCAAAGGAGCTAAGCCAATGCCGGCACGCCAGCACGCTCCGGCTGCCGCTGCTGGTGCCGATTTCGATGACGGAGACATACCCTTCTGAGGAACACATCATGACCAAAATATATTTAGACATTGAGACGATCCCAACTATGCGTGAGGACATAAAAGATGAACTTCGCGCCAATCTGAAACCACCAGGCCAATACAAGAAGGCCGAGTCCATCGCTGAGTGGTTTGAACGCGAGGGTGCAGAAGCACTTGAGCAGGAATATCGCAAGACTGCACTGGATGGGTCTTATGGCCAGGTCATCGTGATCGGAGTGGCCATAGGGGATGCAGAGCCCATCACCTGGTGGGGTGAAGAGATTGACACGCTCACTTCCTTGAATGACTACCTGGACAACATTCAGCATCCCTATGACGCGATGGTGATCGGACACAACGTGCTGTCATTTGATCTGCGCTTTCTGTTGCAGCGCTACATCATCAATGGCATCAAGCCAAACGGAATCATTCGTCGCTGCGCCCAAGCCAAGCCATGGGATACAGAGAAGGTATTTGACACCATGACCCAGTGGGCCGGTGTTGGAAACCGTGTGAGCCTGGACAAGCTGTGCCGAGCCCTTTCCATCCCCTCACCAAAGGGTGGTATTGACGGCTCCAAGGTTCTGGATTACGTGCGTCAAAACCGTGTCCAAGAGGTCGCCGACTACTGTGCAAAAGACGTTGCCGCCACGCGCACCGCATACAAGCGGATGACCTTTCAATGAGCGACTTTTTCTACATGATTCGCTTCTATCGGCGCGCTGGATGGACGCTGAAGAACGCAATCAAAACTGCTTGGAAGGTTTGCCGCAACACCTGATTTAAATGCCGCACTTTGAAAAAGTGTGATGTCTCATAAAGGGGAAATCGGCGAGTACCCCACCCTTAATTTTTAGTCAACCCGAAAGCAATCATGACCACCAAAACCGTTATCGCATCCGTCATCTTGTCTACCCTCCCCGCGTTGGGCGCCGACTTCGAAGGGGCACCTTTGCAGGCGTCACCACCACCAAGGAAGGTCTTCACTGCGCCGTTGTCCTGCTGCCTGGCAAGGCTGAGGACCTAACCTGGCAGGACGCTATCACCTGGGCCACAGAGCAAGGCGGAGAACTGCCTACGCGCCCGGTCGCTGCCCTCCTATTCGCCAACGTGCAGCCATCCCTTTCGCCTGAGTGGCACTGGACCGCTGACGAATACAACGCCTCCTACGCCTGGCTTTGCACCTTCAGCTACGGCTACCAGCACGGCTACCGCAAGCTCACCGAGCTTGCGGCTGTTGCCGTCCGCTTGATTCCCC